AAAGAACAACCTTAATGTACATCATATCCAGAAATGGTCTGGAGCATCTACTTTAAGATTTGATCCAAACAACGGTATCACATTATGTAGTAGGTGTCATAGATCTATCACTGGAAAAGAATCCCACTACGAAACCCTATTTAGAGAGATTAATCATGGTAAGTAAATACCCAACAGCTCCTGACTTTACTGTAATAAAAGACACAAGAGAACAAGACGGTTATTATTTTAGTAAGTTTAATACCTGTGCTGGTATGATAGAACATAAGCTGGACACTGGAGATTATTCTATACAAGGAATGGAAGATAAGGTCTGTATCGAGAGAAAGGGTTGCGTGGAAGAGCTAGCTATCAACCTAGGTTCTAAGAAACACGCATTCATGGCTGAGATAGAAAGAATGTCTCCATTCCCCCATAAATACCTAGTATTAGAATTTTCTTTATCAGACTTGTTAAAATTCCCTAAAGACACTAGAATACCTGTAAAGAATAAGGCTTCTCTTAAGATAACTGGAAAGTATATGATGAAGTGCTTGGTTGAATTTGAGTTATATAATGACGTACATGTATTATTCTGCGAAGATAAGAAACATGCATTCTTAGCTGTAAGTAGTATTTTTAAGCGAATCAATGAAATGTATACTATAGGGAGAAAGAGCTAATGCTAGATAAGGACATACTTAATGACGTTCACAATTTTGGGTGTAACCTATCATCTAGAGAGATATTCTTACATAACCACTATGGTAGCGATGAGGACAATCCGGGTGTAGAATATAAGATGGCTAACACCTTTATTAAGAATCTAAGAATATTAAACCAGAAGTCTACTGATCAGATTATAATACATATGCACAGCGTGGGAGGTGAATGGTCAGATGGTATGGCTATTTATGATGCAATCAGAATGTCCAGATGTTATGTAACGATTGTAGCCTATGGTCAAGTGGAATCTATGAGTAGTATTATATTTCAAGCCGCTGATGCTAGATACCTTACTCCTCATACCTACTTCATGTCTCACTTTGGATCTACTGCTGCTTCTGGAGAATATCAGAATGTGCAGAACTGGATAAAATACGAAAAACAAATATGTGATATCATGTTGGACATATATGCCAAGAGATGCACAAAGGGTGCTTACTTTGAAGAGAAGTATCAGGGTGGTCAAACGATGGGTAAGGTAAAGAATTTTTTAAACACTAAACTAAAATCTGGTGATTGGTACATAAACGCAGAAGAGGCAGTACACTATGGATTTGCAGATAAGATTATAGATACATGGCAAAAACTAGGCTAAAAACAATTGACGAAGCATGGCTGGGTTTAGACTCCATTGAAACGGAGTTCTTCAACCCTATGTCTATACTCAATGCTACAGAAGATGATTTCAATATCAAGCTGGCTTGGCTAATGACGAGACCAGAGTATCTATCATTTATATGCAAGGAAGTACTGAACGTCCAACTCTTACCTTCGCAAGCTCTCTTTCTTAGGGAGATCTGGAATCGCAAGTTCCCTATGCTTATTGCTAGTCGTGGTTTTGGTAAGTCTTTCATGCTCTCGCTCTACGCTGTACTCAGGGCGTTGATATTCCCTCACAGAAAGGTAGTTGTAGTTGGAGCTGCATTTAGACAGTCTAAGGTTCTATTTGAGTACATGGAGACGATTTGGAGACAATCTCCAATGCTTAGGGATATATGTGATGGAAACAGTGGACCTAGAAGAGATACTGACAGATGTACGCTTCGCTTAAATGATAGTACAGTTACGTGCCTACCTTTAGGTGATGGTCAGAAGATTAGAGGTCAACGTGCTAATGATATCATTGCTGACGAATTTGCGTCTATACCTAGAGAGATATTTGAGAATGTTGTAGCTGGTTTTGCAGCTGTTAGTGCAGACCCTGTAGAAAACGTCAAGAGAATGGCAGCTCAACAAAAGGCTATAGAATTAGGACTACCTTTAGAGTTGGATGAGACTAGAGAAGTAAAGATGGATAATCAGATCATCTTATCTGGTACAGCTTATTATGACTTTAACCATTTTGCTACATACTGGAAGAAGTGGAAGTCTATCATACAAAGCAGAGGGAGTCATCAAAAGCTAAAGGAGATATTTGGAGAGGACGTTCCACCAACGTTTGATTGGACTCAGTACTCTATTATTAGAATGCCTTACGAGCTTGTTCCTGCTGGCTTTATGGACGCTGATCAAGTAGCACGATCTAAAGCGACAGTTCACACTGGTATTTACCAGATGGAGTATGGGGCTTGCTTTACTAGGGATAGTCAGGGATTTTTTAAGAGATCGTTAATTGAGTCCTGTGTTTCTAAGGAAGATGGAGAAATAAAGGACAAGGAAGGAAATGCTGTACTGTTTGAGTCAGTACTCATAGGTAATAAGGATTGTAAGTATATATTTGGTGTTGACCCTGCGTCTGAAGTAGATAACTTTAGTATTGTGATATTGGAGGTACATCCATCACACAGACGTATAGTGCATTGCTGGACTACAAACAGGTCAGAACATAAAGAGAAAGTAAAGAAGGGTTATTCTACAGAAACAGACTTCTACGCTTACTGTGCTAGGAAAATACGTGATCTCATGAAGCTGTTCCCATGCATACACATCGCTATGGACGCTCAGGGTGGCGGTATAGCTGTGATGGAATCTATGCATGATAAAGATAAAATACATGAAGGTGAAGTAGCTATTTGGCCTACAATTGATGACGATAAGGAAAAGGATACAGATGGTGAACGAGGATTACATATTTTAGAGATGTGTCAGTTTGCTAAGTACGATTGGTTAGCTGAAGCAAATCATGGTCTCAGAAAGGACTTTGAAGATAAAGCCCTATTGTTCCCAAGACATGACAGCGTATCACTTGCTATCTCTGAGCATGAGGACACAATGAAAGCTAGGGCTTATGACACATTAGAGGAATGCGTACTAGACATAGAAGAGTTGAAGGACGAATTGTCTATGATCCAGATGACACAAACAGCTTCTGGTCGTGACAGGTGGGATACTCCTGAAGTTGTGATAGGTACAGGCAAAAAGAGCAAGATGAGAAAAGATAGATACTCTTCTCTATTGATGGCTAATATGGCGGCTAGGGTATTGCAAAGAACTCCAGATCAAGTTGATTATGAATTCTACGGCGGGTTTGCTCATGGAGGCTTTAAAGAGAAGCAGGATGAAACCCCATATACTGGACCTTCTTGGTTTAGCGATAATATGAAAGATGTGTATTAACTATTGAACATTCTAATTAACAATCCAATTAAGGCACAATCATAATGAATGATGACTTCACAACGTGGAACGATGGAGACGAGGTTGGTAAAGCTAACGCTTTTTCTAAGTTCTCAGACAATGTAAACTCATACACTGGACTTAATAAATCTCAAGGCAATACCTACAGACATTTCATAGACGTACAGCCTAATCGTTCAGTTAAGCCCGGATTTAATTCTGACGATTATTATGCTTTTAGACCAGATGAGGCTGTTCCCCAACAGTCACGAAGAATCATCAAGATGTGCATGGATGCTTATGACAAGGTTGGAATCATTCGCAATATAATTGATTTGATGGGTGACTTTGGACATCAAGGTATCCAGATCGTACATAGAGATAAAAGTGTGGAGAAGTTTTATCAGCAGTGGTTTAAGAGTGTTAATGGAAAAGAGAGATCAGAACGCTTTCTTAATAATCTATATAAGACAGGCAATGTGATTGTACATAGGAGTTATGCTGAGATCACACCTCAATTAAAGAACTACATGAAGGCTCTTTCTAGCGATATCAAGGTAGAGCTTCCAAACGCTCCAGCTAATGATATACCTTGGAGATATAATTTCTTTAACCCTTTGACTGTCAAGCTTAAGGATGGTCAACTGTCATTATTTATGGGATTGCAAAACTACACTATCCAAACTAGTACATACTTTGATAAGTTCAAGGCTGGTGAGATTCCTAACACAGTACTTGAGACCTTACCTCAAAACATCAAGCAAGCTTTGATCAGGGGCGAGAAAGAGATTCCCCTTGATCCAGAACGTCTGAGTATATTCTATTACAAGAAGGACGATTGGAAGCAGTGGGCAAACCCTATGATTTATGCCATTCTAGACGATATCGTTATGCTAGAGAAGATGAGACTAGCTGACATGTCTGCATTAGATGGGGCTATATCTAACATTAGATTATGGACTCTTGGTAATCTTGATCATAAGATCTTACCTAATAAGTCTGCTATCAATAAACTACGTGATATCCTCGCTAGTAATGTAGGTGGTGGAACTATGGAATTGGTATGGGGTCCAGAACTATCATTCATGGAATCTAGTACTGATGTACATAAATTCTTGGGTTCTGAGAAATACACATCTGTGCTTAACAGTATATATGCTGGACTTGGCGTACCACCAACTCTCACTGGAATGGCTGGTAATGGTGGTGGGTTTACTAATAACTTTATATCATTAAAGACTATGCTTGAGAGATTACAGTATGGTAGAGATATGCTTGTTAGATTCTGGGAAAAAGAACTTGAGCTGGTTCGTCAGTCTATGGGATTCAGATATAAAGCTCATATCCAGTTTGACCAGATGACCTTATCAGACGAGGCTGCTGAAAAGAATTTGCTTATTCAGCTTGCTGATAGAGATATCATTAGTCATGAGACCTTGCTTGAAAGGTTTAAGGAAATACCTCAGATTGA